CCAATATAGGAGGAATAGCTGACACGGCTAAGGGAACCATCGAAAACTGTTATTTCAGCGGAGTCATCTCCAACTCCAGCGGCAGCGGAAGCACAGGAGGAATCGCCGGAAGAGCTATGAGCGGCAGTATAATAAGAAGCTGCGCCAGCTCTGCCGATGTTAACAATACTTATGCCTACTACAATTCATCGCTCAACGTCGGCGGCATAGCAGGATACGCTTACGGAATCGTTGACAGCTGCTATTTTACGGGGGAGATAACGGCCAGAGAAGACAGGACGAACAGGTATATAGGAGGCATAGCGGGACAGCTGTACTCCGGCGGAGAGATTAGGAACTGTTACAGCATAGGAACGGTCGGCGGTCCTGAAGACGGCATAGGAGCCATAGCCGGAGGAAATCAGGGAACTGTTTCCAATACGTATTTCATTTCCGGGACAGGATTGAAGTCAGTTGCAGAAAACAGCGGCACAAACGGCGCTAAAGAAGTTGATTCCGCTGCGATGAAAACAGGAAGATTTGCATATGACTTGGGAGAAAATTTCAATCAGGACACGGATAACATCAACCAGGGATATCCTGTATTAAAGTGGCAGGGAGGTTCGGAGCCGGAGGTTCCGGAATTCGAGCAGAATATAGCATCAGACATGGCAGCTCTTTTCATGAAAGATATGGACAGAGCAAAGGAACTGGCTGCGGAAAAACTCCTTGTCGACATCGAAGTTGAAAAGGCAGGAGGCCTTGATTATTATCGCCAGTGGTTCGGTGAAGACCTGACCATGGAGGAAATATACAGAAGATGCGGTATAGATATTGACGATGACGGAACTATGAGCCCGGACAATGAGAACAAGTATCAGCTGAAAAAGCAGGCTGAACTTCTGCTTCCTGAAGAGGGAGAGCATGGGACAGAAATTTCATGGTCCTCAAGCGACGAGGATATAATAGATCCCGGGACTGGAATGGTGAGCCTGCCGCAGTCAGGCAAGGCGGAAGTGAAGCTGACAGCAGCCGTATCCATGGGAGGATATTCAGGCAAGGGGGAATTCCACTTCGTCGTATGGTCACAGGAAGCCATAAACGACCAGACGCTTTCCGAGATAAAAGCAGAAGCAGAGGCCACAGGAAAGGAACCAGACCTTAAGAAGCTACTGTACGTCCATTTTACCATGGACGATAACCTGAGCCTGTCAGAAGAGATTAAGGCTAGGTATCGGAGCATGTACACGGGTGTGTTCTTTAAACGATATATCATGGGCCTCTGGGCGATGGCTGAGGGTGTTATCTATGATATGTTTGACCCTGACAAGCATACTGTGGATACGGAGGCTCTGGCGGCCGCATACAAAGCTAGGACAGGACATGATTTCTGGGTTGGCGATAAGTATGTAAGCTGTGACTATGGCACCCAGAACCCAACGGCCTTTCTGCTCTGGCAGCAAGGTGCTGATAAGAAATGGCACTGCCGCAGGGAATATTATTACTCAGGCAGAGACAAAGGCCGGCAGAAGACGGATGCGGAGTTTTCCGCAGATCTGAAAAATTGGCTGGGAAATACAGAAATCAGAGCTGTAATTCTGGATCCTGCTGCTGCATCTTTCAAGGCCCAGCTTGAGAAGGATGGTTTTAAGGTTAAAAAAGCGAAAAATGACGTGTTGGATGGCATCCGGTTTGTGGCTACATTGCTGCTTACGGGTGCTATTTTGATTGATAAGAACTGCGACAATCTGATTAAGGAGTTTGCTTCCTATATCTGGGATGCTAAAGCAGCAGAGAAGGGCGAAGATAAGCCGGTCAAAGAACATGACCATTGTCTCACTGGCGACACTTTGGTGGACACGCTACGCGGTCAGATACCCATTAGAGATTTGGTTGGAAAACGAGGCCTTGTGTATTGTTACGATACTAAGAAGGCAAGAAAGGCCGTTTCTTTGTTTTATCGTGTTCGCATGACACAAAGGGATGCAGTTATTTACAGCATTGAAACGGCAGATGGAAGTGTGATAAAAGCGACCGCAGAACATCCGGTATATACAAACAGAGGTTGGGTAAGAGTATGCGATTTGCAGAAGGGCGATAAAATTGCACAAATGAGGCAGTGAGGTGGCTATTTATGGCAGACAAGCATTTGTATTTTGATGGAAAAATGTTTACCAGAGATGAAAGAACAGGGTATTATCTTTGCTCTACCAAAAATTCTGACGGTGTCCGTAAAAGAATGCATGTATATGTCTGGGAGTTCTATAATGGTTCAGTTCCAGAAGGATATCATGTTCATCACATTGATGAAGATAAAAGTAATAACGATATTTCTAATTTACAGCTGATGTCTAGTTCTGCCCATGTTTCATTGCACGGAAAAGAGATGGCTGAAAATAATTACGATAAAATGATAAGCAATCTAAATGTAAATGCACGTCCGAAAGCTAATGAATGGCATAGAAGTGAAAGCGGGCGAGAATGGCATAAAATGCACTACAAATCAATGAAGGAAAAGCTTTATAGGCCAATGCACTTTAGTTGCAAGAATTGCGGGAAGCAATTTACAAGCACACAGGTAAAGAGCCGCTTTTGTTCAAATAGTTGTAAGTCGGCATGGAGGAGAAAGTCTGGTGTTGATGATATTGTAAAAATCTGTGAAGATTGCGGAGGAGAATATCGTGCAAACAAATATGCAGGAACAAAATACTGTTCGATTTGTAGAAATCGCAAACATTCAAGAAGTGAGAAGAGAAGATGTTTACAACATGGAAGTGTTGCGACATCATAATTTTTGCATTTGCGGCGGATTTATAGTTCACAATTGTCTCGACAGCTTACGCTACTTATGTATGACCATTATCAGGATGAAACAGGGACTCCGGATATTAAAGTGAGGTGAGATGAATGGATATTGAAGTAGTTAAAAAGCTGATTAAAAAGTACATGCCAGGCCATGCAGGTTTTGTGCTAAGTGCGGAGGAAGCACAGAGGTACTACAAAAACAGGACTGATGTTTTGTTATCACAGCCAAAAGAGAAAGAAAAAGAAGAAAACCCTTTGAGGAATGCAGATAACCGTATCCCGTTTAATTTTCACGGTTTGCTTGTAAATCAGAAAGCAGCATACATGTTTGCAGCTCCGCCTATATTTGACTTAGGAGGGAAAGAAGCCAATAAGCAGCTGTCAAAGTTTTTGGGGGATAAATACTCTAAAGTATGCAAGGATTTGTGTATAGATGCGTCAAACTGTACAGTAGGATGGCTGCATATCTGGAATAGTGATAAAGGAGACTGGAAGTATGCAGTTGTTCCTCCGACTGAGATTATCCCTATTTGGTCAAAAGACTTAGAGAAAGAGCTTCTGGGGGTTTTACGGGTGTACATGGATGTTGACGATACAGCAGGAGACATGTATACCATTTACGAGTACTGGAATGATGCAGAGTGTAATGCATACCGTCTGAAGACGGGGGATGAGTTGGAGCATCTGGAAGTGCATCAGATGTTTTTAGTTGATTCGGAGACTGCCGAGATGTCAGAACAGTATCGGCATGAGGTTGGCGAGGTTCCATTTTTTCCGTTTTTTAACAACAATACTGACACCAATGACCTTGTAAACATTAAGCCCTTAATTGATACATACTGTAAAGTATTTAGCGGTTTTGTTAACGATCTGGAAGATATTCAGGAGGTCATTTTCATTTTAACTAACTATGGCGGCGCAAACCTGGGAGAATTTTTACGGGATTTAAAACAGTATAAGGCGATTCAGGTAGAGAGTGAGGGGAACGGAGATAATTCAGGAGTTTCAACTTTGACCATTGAGCTTCCAGTAGAAGCCAGGAAAGAACTTTTAACCATCACGCGCAAGTGCATTTTTGAACAGGGGCAGGGCATTGATCCGGATCCACAAAATTTCGGGAACAGTTCTGGTGTGGCCCTTAATTTCCTCTACTCCCTGTTAGAACTTAAATCAGGACTCCAGGAAACAGAGTTTAGGCTTGGGTTTGGACGGTTTATCCGCTGCATCTGCCGCTTAATGGCGATACCGATTCAGGACGATACCATCATACAGACCTGGACTCGCACCAGTGTGAAGAATGATCTGGAACTGTCCCAGATTGCAGCCCAGAGTGCCGGAACTGTGTCAAAGGAAACGGTTGTAAAAAATCATCCATGGGTGGAAGATCCGGAAAAAGAGATGGCCGCAATCAAAAAAGAGGAAAAGGAGCAAAGTGAAGAGTTATCCGATATGTTTCCGAAGAATCCGCCGGACGATACACAGGATGGTGATGAGTGATGGGATATTGGGAAGAACGCCAGGAGGATATGTACAAGGCCGGCGAGATGAAGGTAAACCAATATTTTTCCAGACTGGAAAAAGCCTTTAACCAGACGCGCAGGGAGCTTCAGAAGACCATTGACGCGTTTTATTTTCGGTATGCCGAAGAGAATGGTCTGTCTTACGCTTTGGCTCAGAAGAAGCTGGACGCGGCAGAACTGGGAGAACTAAAGGACTATATTGACTTGGTTATGCAGAATATTGGCAGATACAATCAGCAGGTCAATAATATGTCTATTAAGGCCAGAATCACACGCTATCAGGCACTGGAAGCACAGATAGATGCCATGCTCCGGCAGCTGTATGCTATTGATTATCAGGCAGAAGCAGAAAAGACCATGCAGGAGGTCTACGAGGATACCTACTACCGCACTTGGTATAGTGTAGACCAGCACCATGGAGTGCATATGGCATTCGCTCAGGTAGATCCTACGGTTGTGGAAACGCTCTTGGGGTACCCGTTTAACGGCGCCGCATTTTCTACGCGTTTGTGGAAACAGAAAGACCATCTGCAAGCTCAGCTGATGGAAGCAGTCACAACCATGATGATACAAGGAAAACATCCGTCTACGCTGGCGAAAGACTTTGCCAAGAAGATGAATTCCAAAAAGTTTGATGCTTACCGGCTTCTGCATACGGAAAGTTCCTTTCTGATGAGCGAGGCCGCTCATGCCGGATATAAAGAGGACGGCGTGGAAAAGTATGAGATTCTGGCCACACTTGACAGCAAGACATGCGGCGTCTGTGGAGATCTGGATGGAAAATTGTACGAGGTTGGAAAAGAAGTGGTAGGTGTTAATATGCCGCCGTTCCATCCACTGTGCCGGTGTACGACGGTCCCGTATTATGATGACACGCCCACCGAGGATTTAACCAGAGTAGCAAGAGACCCAGAAACAGGAAAAACCTATGAAGTGCCGGCAGATATGACGTGGAAAGAGTGGAAGAAGAAGTATGTCAATAAGCAGGAAGAGAATCAGAAGCGATATGCAGACAGACGAGAGAAACGGAAACAGCAAGCATACAGACCAGTTTCAAGAGGTAAAATCATATTTGTGGAGATAAAACCAAACCAGAAAATCAGCATTCAAAAGGTTGATGGTTATTTGGATAAAGTTTATATATCAGCCAGTGCAAGCATCAAACCACGTGCACTACACACGATAAATCTGCATACGCAAAGGGCCTTAGAACAGTGGGGAATTCCTTTAGAGCGAAAACCGAAAATAGTCATCGTTTCTCCAGATGAGATGCCAACAGCTTATGGAAAATATGATGCAGTAACTAACACTGTGTATTATATTCCACAGATTGTCGATGAAAAAGTTGTGGGAAAATTGGGAGATGTAGAGTATCACGAAATGTGGCACATGAGGCAGGCAGAAAACTTCCGAAAGAAACATGGCGAAATCATTCGAGAAAATTATGGGAAATACATAGAATATTCTTGCCAAAAGGCGAAGAATGTAATTGACCAAGCTGGAATTGATCGGTATAATGTTGGTGAGATTAGTGATTATGCTAAACAAATGTATAACCGACAGCGATATGATGAAGTTGAAGCTGAGTATATGGTAGCAAACAGAAAGAAGGTGTGATCAGTGGCGTTTCGTCGGTATCCTGAAGAGATCGAAAAGTTATTTAAGATATGTGAACCCTACGAAGACAGGATTGAAAATGGAGAACTTAAAGATGCACCCCAAGAAGTAATAGAGGCATTTGAGAAAACAAAAAAATGGGCTTGGGAACAGGAACAGTAGATACCACCAGTCAGAAATGGCCGGTGGTATTTTTGTGGGAGCAGATAAATGGAG